GCAAAGCCTAATAATAAATTTTTTAATTCGTATTCTTGCTCTTGTTTAGTTTGTGCAAACACAGCAAAACTTACTGTGGTGCTACCATTGAGACAGCTAGTAAAAAGTCATTTATATTAAAATCAGCCTCTTGACTTAAAACTTGAGATAATATTCTTTGTGCTTCTGTAGATTCTTCTGAATCTATTGGATTTTCTAAGATAGCCATTACTTCTTTTTCATAGCCATTTTCAGCCAGTGGTATAAACAGTTCGTTCATAAGCTCTTGTTTTGACATTTCAAATTCGCCCATAGCTTGTTCTTGACCCATTTCAGGCATCATTTCTTCAGACATCATTTCTTCAGGCATCATTTGTTCTGACATTACTTCTTCAACACCACCACCGCCTGCAAAAGCTCCAATGCCACCTGAGGTTGATTGCTCTGACATCATTTGTTGGTCACCCACTCTAGCTTGTATGGCAATTTTCTGTTGTTGCAGTTGGTCTATAACATCAGCAATTTCTTGTGCTTGCTCGTATTGTTGATTCCTTACATTCATATCGTACTCATTTGTAAGGCTGTCGATTTCATTTTGTATAGTAAACATTTGGTTCTCAGGAGACCTTTCTTGCATCTTAGGTTCTCTATCTGACATTTGAAACTGTTTTAACGCCATCATGGCTTCATACTCTGCGTGATTAGCACCGGGCATTTGCGTTCCATCATCCATTGAATGTTTTAACATTCCACCCAATTTTTCTGTTTCTCTATTCGACATAACACCCGGACCTATGAGTTTTGGACCCATTCGACTGCTTAATTCCATCATTTGTCTTTCTAAATCTTTCATAACTAATTCCTATGTATAATATTTCTCTATGCCATAACCAGTAACTACAGGTGGTATCTTGACTGATATGTTTCCACCTGTTGACACAGATAATATGCCAACCAAACCTTTTGCCTCTAAACCTTCATTCGGAGTATTTGGCTCATGTAATTGTAGCCAATAATTGCCTACATAAACTTGTAATACGCCAATACTAGTATTCCATATTACATCACCCTGTAAAAAATTCAATTCAGCGATTTGTGCCTCGTTAAACTGTGGTGTTCTATTAGGGTCAAACTGTCCTAAGTTTAATTCTAAAACTCTAATTAACCTGTTAAACACATCAGGATTAACCTCATCTGATGCTATGGGTAATCTAGTAGGTAATAACTTAGCCATTACCTTCTACCGTCAGGGTGGATGTCGAGCCTTGTATATCCAAGCCTCCACTTATATCCTAGCCTTACTCCTACTTCTGCATCGTCATCGCTTTGCAATCTTATAACAGCCTGCCTACCTCTAGCTCTAACATGTAGCTGGTCTGTGTTATTTGAAATATCTTTGGTTACTCTTGTTGTTAATGATTCACTAGGAGAGTTTCTTGTTTTAACCAAGATATTAATTTGCGGTACTCCTGTATCAACATTTGTCCCATAAAATTTAATGTCAGGAATAATTCTTCTTATAAATGCAAAGTCATTACCTTCTTGCAAATCAAAGTCTGAGCTTTCTACAAAAACACCGTCCATTGGTAATCCATCGTCATCATCACCATCTTCTTGGTTGTATATATAATTGTCCGCAGTAGCTAATGGTCTGTTAAAGACTCCTTCATCAACCCAAGCAGTTCTTTCTAATTGACCGATACTCCAGCTACCTTCTTCGTAATTGTAAATTACATAACGAGATATTTCTTCAGTACCATCACTGTCTGCTGGATAAAACCACCATACTTCATTAAATTCACTATTTAATAATCCAAATACTTTAAATGCCTGTCCTATATTTAGGTCTTCCTGTACATAACTTAATACACTACAAGGTAATTTTTTCACTGAGCCATTGTATAAATAGAATCCATCGTCTGCCATCCAAAATATTCCATTAGGAGAATTGGTACAGGCATTAGGACCAATCATACCAACACCTTCGTTAATTAGATTTACAGAGAAGGTTAATGGTGGTCCTACAAACTGCATACTATATAAAGCAGTGTCAGTCCAAATTAGTGTTTCCTGTCTTGACCTTATACCACCTATTATTTCACTTCCTGAAGATAATCTAATAGAACCTGCTGTGTTATCAGTTTTTGGTTGCCACTCTGCAATACTCTCTTGGTCTGAGAAAGCAACAAACATTGGGTCAATAACTCCTGTTCTTACTCCGCCTGATACAGGGTCAGCACCCAAGACAATTACATGCCTATCTGTGTCACTTACGATTGTTTGTAATCCAATTGTTGGTGCTAAGTTAGCACCTGATAATGATGTAATGTTTACAGCTCTTGATGTTGTACCGCCTGATTCATCCCAATAAAATATACCGCCACCTCTTGGATGTAATATCAAATCTTCACCAAAATTGTCAGCAGACCATAATCTTAATTGGTTAGTAAATGATAAAGAGGTTGATGAGCCAAAGCCTCCTTCTCCCCATAAACCTGAACCATAACCGGTTGATTGGATGTATACATCTAGTCCTGCACTTAATTGGTAGGCTGCGTCAGCAGCTGAACCACCATTGCCAGTATCACTACCATTTGCTGTAGCTGTAGCTGTGAAAGTAAATGTATTTGCACTAGGAACTCCAGTGACTTGATATTCTTTATTTAGAACAGCAGCCGTAATAGTGCCACCTAAACTTACTGCACCAGCTAATGTTACAAAATCATTTACAGTTGCTCCGTGTGCATTATCTGTAGCTGTTATAACTGCCGAACCATTAGTAGCTGCAAATACAATACCATTGGTTGTCGTAGCTCTTATAGGTGTAATGTCGTTTAGTGTTGTGCCTTCTAGCACAGTAGCTTTTAAATGAGTGCCAATAAATAGATATTTATTGCCTTCTAAAGAAGTCCATGCAAATAGTTTTCTACATGTGCCTATAAATTGAGTTGCAGTTTGTTTAGTCCAACCGCCAATTTTTTCAACAAAACCTTTACGAAATCTAATAAGAGAAGCATCGAACCATCCACCCGCATTGGTGTAATCCGTTCCCTCCTTATCTATTCCTGCTTTAAACTGAAACTTTGCAAATGGCATGTTTCATCTTCTATGCTATTCTAATAATAGCTGTTGCTGCTGCTTTCGCAGGAAATACAACAGTAAAATCACCTGCTGTAGAAGTTTTATCTCCACCAAAGTCAATTGTTGCTACTGATTTATCGCCATTAGTGTCGTTATAAATCATACAGCCTCTTGCTGTAATTGTAGCTGTACTGAAAGTTAAGTCATTAAAATCAGTAACTGCTGTAGTACCTGTGGCAGATGGCGTTACATTAGTTAATGCAGCTCCACCTGAACTATAGTTAGTACCACTAGCTTGCCCTGTTGTAGTAAATGCAGTTGTAGTAGCTCCTAAAGTTGCTGAACTTGTGTATAAAGCCAACTTAAAGCTGTTGCCACTACTATTAGTAAAGTTATGTGTTCCTGTCAAAAGCTCTACTTTGAAGCTTGTTGTGAGAGTAGATGTTATTGCCATATTAAATACCTTTAATTATTTTTGCTAAATCCTCACTACCCCCTTTAGATAAATCTTGAATTAAGGTAGCCTTATAAGATTTTAAAGCATTTTTGATATATATCAAACATACTTGGTAAATTAAATCTTTATAGGCTCTAGCTTGGGCTTTAATATGTTCTTCATTGTTGTCTGAAACGCCTACTATTTTGTCTGTTAGTTGCTCTGCCCAGAACTCTGGAGGATGACCACCAAACTGTGTTGTGACTATTTCTACCATACCCAACTCAGGCAATCCATCAGGTGTAATCTTTATTACCATTTATTAGGTTCTCCTATTTTTATTTTTGCGTTTCTTCCTATCAATGTTGGCTTAGGTGTTATTTCTTTTTTTTCACCCTCGCTAACTTTTTTTGTTGTTATAACTCCATTCTCTACTACAGGAACTAATGGGTCATCTAACCTGTGATAACCATAAAGCTTTTCATCTAAAGGTACTGCTGTGTCCAGTAAGGCACTTGAATTTGCTACTTCTACAGTCATACCCGTCATCATTCCTTTAGATAGCCAAAACTCTACGCAACCTCTTCCTGCTTCTGCAAAATGTAAATTACCTTGATAACTAAAGTCTATACCGAATAACTTTAGAACAGCCACCTCATTCCATAAGGCAAAGGCTATTGCGTAAGCTACAGTATTGTTTAGATAGGAACACTCCATATCTCTTAGAATTTCATCAATTGGATATAGGTGTAGGTTGTTACATCTTTTATCCAGTTCGCATGTATATATTGGTTTGTTGTGGTCAATTAGTAAATCGCGCATACCTTGTGTTTGACCACCTGCATCGTCACTATCTAAGAACCTAGATGGTGGGTCCATCATAAATACTCTATCGTGAAATATTACTGTGCCAACTGCGTTGATTGCCCATACTTCATCGAAGTCTGAGCCGTGTGATTTTGCTAGATTGTAATCAAACCAACTAGCACCCATGCCTACTATGGCAACGGTTTTACCTTTTAATTCTTTGATAGGTTCCATATCTCTCTCTTAAATTGAAACTTATGTTACATTCGTTCTTAGTGAATCATACCTCATTTCGTCTCTAGTATCTCTACCTTCACCTAAATTTTTCAATCTTAGTAAACTCTCTTTAAACCTTGCCTCATACAAACCAATGTCTGCTGGGTCAAGTTTTAAAAACACAGAACCTTCTAGTAGACAACCATATAGCAAAGTATCAGGTGCATCTGTAGACAGATATGTCGTACCTGATGCTGCTGTTGTAAGTGATTGTGGCTTTGCTAAATAATGTAATTCCATTGTGTAACTTGTATCAGGTACAGGAGCCACCTCGAATGAACCTTGGTCAAATATTGCATAGTACCTAGGCTTACCTCTTGTTGCTGAGTCTGATACAAATTCTTTAATAAAAGAATTATGTTTTAGGTCTAAGTAATCGTAATTATCTGAACTAATTACTGCTAAAGAAAATGGTGCCAAGAAGTCTGTTGGCGTACCTAGGAATCTATTATTAGTAGTTACATTACCTGTAACATTTTTTCTTTGGTCAGGTATCTGTACTGACTTTAATATTCTTTCTTCAGCCTGCAAGATAATATTGTTTAGGTTACTAACAAAAGTAGTCTCGTCACTTTCTAAGTAATCTTGTATAGCTGTCTTTAATGTTGTTAGTGTAAAACTCATGATGTTGTTATTGTAACTGTACCAAGGGTTGTTGTCATGGCATTGGGTATTGTTAGTTTCTTACCTATTATGCCTAAATCAAAGTTTGTATAAACTGTAAAGTTTGTTGGCACAACACTGTTATCAGTTCTTGGCTCTCTAACAGCTTGTTTGTCTGCTTTATTAGCTTTTGGCGTTAGTTGTGGGTGTTTGGCTTCATAGCACTCAGGACATGTTTTTAAACCATTCCATTCCTTTTTAAGTTCTATAAGACCATATCTAAAACCACATCTATCGCATAATCCGTATGCATTTTTACTAGACGCAAAAGACATTATGCTATGTTGTAGGAAGCCACATCAGGTGTAATTCTTAGAGAAGCTCTATCCTCGTCTGCCTCTAAAGCTCTCTGGAATTCTTCCTCGTATATTTGTTTTAGTAATCCTGTTCTTTCAGGGCTTTTCTTAACTGATAAGTAATACGCAAGACCTGCTGCTAAACATGGATAGAACCTAAATGGTAAATCTAATGTGTTTGTTGCTGAATCTACATCATCTATTCTTGTTAAAACATTCATAACAACTGTATAGGTTGATGTTGCATCAGGAGCTGGGTAAACGCTTATAGTTGGAGACAACTGCTTGTCTATAAAAAATTGTAGTGGCTTTCCTTTTATGGATTTATTAGGTATAGCAGAATATTCACTTCTTGATAGCCTAGACATTTGTATGTCTGCGTTTTGACCATTTACTGTTTGTCGCATAAAAGCGTCCAATACATCAATAGCAGCTGTAGTGTTGACTGTATCAACATTGTAAGATGTCGTACCTGCAACCATGGTTACAGTCTTTTGTTGTACTGTCCATTGGTTCAGACCTCTATTTGCCCATTCAGCCAATAATAGATTTAAACTTCTTCTTGCTGTTTTTAAATCATAGGCTGTTCTAAGCTCTAAGCCACATCTTTCAAATGCCTCTTCAATATAATCAGCGACATCTAATTCAAAATCTTTTGAGCCTGATACTGCCATGGCTTACTTCTTAGCCTTTCCGCCTCTACCAAACTTCTTAACGCCTGCTTTACCGCCACCCATCATTTTCTTAACGCCTGCTTTACCGCCACCCATCATTTTCTTAACGCCTGCTTTAGCTGGTCCGCCTATGTTTCTTTTCATAACGCCTGACTTAGCTCCGCCACCCATAGACAATTTTACAATGCCTGATTTTGGTACAGCTCCACCGCCTGCCATTTTCATAGCCTTGCTGTTTTTCATTGATTTTGCAATTTCTGACTTGTCTGAACTAGACAAACTACCTACTAATTTTTTTAAACCTTTTAATGATTTTGCCATCATTTACTCCTTCTATTTAGAATTTTTTGGAAATCTTCTTGATTCCAATTATTATAATACCCTATTTTTTCCAATCTTTCAGATGCTTTATTTAATTCATCTAATCTTTGCATAAACAACATGTTGTAGCTTTCTTCAAAGTGTGGCTCAAAATGTTCTTGTGCTACTACTTCTTTCTCTTCATGGTCCTGATGATAACCCATAACCCATAAGTCTAATGGATTAAGAAAACTATTTAACATAGATATTCTACTGTCAAAATGAAACATATCCATGTCCATGTTTGTATCACAATATATTACAACGTGTTTGTCTTTGGGGAAGTCTTTACCAATATCTATTAGGTCCTCCCAATAAATACAGTTTGATAAGACAATGTCTACCCTTTCTGCTTCCCAAGTTTTCTTGGCAAAAGGACAAACTGGTTCTTCAGTTTCTAAAACTTCTTTTGACCAATCTCTTATTTCTTCTTTAATTAACTCTTGGCTAATCACTTTTTCTTTTTGGGAAATCCTGCTTTCATGTTTTTAAATGCTTTAGCAGTAATAGTAGATTTGCTTTTAGGTCTACTGATTCCTTTCTTTTTTCTAGCGTTTATATTTGCGTACAATCCTTTTTTAGCCATTAGCATTTCCACCTTTTTCTTGCTTGCCTAATTCTTGAATTAGGGTCATTTCTAGTTTTAGCAGAGCTTTTCTTTAGTTGTCCTAAAGACCTTGCACAATAAGACTTTCGTCTGTTTGCTGCCTTGCTACCTTTCTTTACCTTACCTGTTACTGCTGTTTGTAACTTACTACCGGGGTTCTTGCGTTTATACGCAGCAACTCCTTTTTTAGTCATTCCCGCTCCACTTTTAGTGGAACGGTAATTTCCGCCTTTACCTGTTGTTTTCGGTATGGCTTTCTTTTTTACAACCATTACGCATGAAACACTGTCATGGTTAAGAATGTTGATACTGTGTATTCAATAAAAATACCATCAGTAAATAAAACACCTTCTTCGGGTATAACCACATCTCTAGTAGCATCGGCATCACCAACAGAACTTAATCCCATAATACTTGTTCCACTAGGAGAGGTATTTAGGAAATCTACAGTACCTGCCGTAGCTGTACTAGTTAAGTAAATGCCCTTTAGTCTGCTTCTGCCTGAAAAAATAACATCTGCTGCTGAAGCATTAACTCCTGCTGAGACATTACCTGCTGGGTTGCCCACAGCAGTTATTGAAGCAATACTTAAAAAGAACACAGCTCCAGTAGCTGTACCTGCATTAGCACCTGTAATGGATTCTGTTTGAGAGTCTCCATTAATATCAGTACCTACAACAGTGAATGATTTAGCTGCATCATTACCAGCAGAAAGAATCGTTACAATCCTTCCATGACTGAGTGCAACTGCACCACCTGAAGCTAACGCACCACCTATAGTAAGTGCTGCGTTATTTCCAACTGATGCTGCTACTGATATTCCATCTGCATCTAAGGCTACTGTATCTGCAGTTATAGTAACTGCCTTTACATCTGAATATCCTGACATAATTTACTCCCTATTAAGTTACTGTAGCGATTGGTGTTGATAGAGCAGTAGTCATCCACTTGGAGTTAGTTCCATCATCTGATACACAAGTCATAGAAACTCT